CGAAAGTGACGAAATTCAGGATTCTACGGGAAAAGTAGTATTTCCTGGAAAATTGGAAGTTCCCCAAGATATCTCAATTACCTACTATGACAGTGGATTGGGAACTGAGCGAGTTTCTTCCAGTTTTACCTATGCAGTCACAAACTACGATTATGAGGAAAAGATCCAAAATAACCGTAGAAACATCTATATCCTAAAAAGAGAATATGTTGGATTGATCCTGGATGACCTTGAAAGGATTATGCCTTATCAACAGGGATCAACACAATATATCTCCCCTAGCGTAACTAGAGGAGATAACATCAGACTCTATAATTGAAAAGAGTAATACGCGAGAAAAACTGCCAGAAAAAAATTTGGACCTTTTTTGAAATCAAAGGTCCATTTTCCCTCAGGAGTCAGCCAACTTAGCGAAGTAACTCAGAGCGTCATCCTCATCAGCGTCAGCCAGTGAGGTCTGTGGGATACCGTAGTCAGCGTCGTCCTCAACCTCAACCTTCTTCTCAAAGGTAGGTTGATAAGAACGCTCTTCCAGTTCAGCAGGTGTCACTTCCTGACGAACAGGTGCATTGACGTTGCGGTTCAGGACAGCGTTCAGACGCTTTTCAAGTTCATCATAGGACTTGAAGTTGGATGGATCAGTGAAAGCAGTCAGAGAGTACTCTTTATTCCAGAGAGCTTCCAATGCTTCGTCATCATCCAGGAGAGCACCAACCTTAGCGAACTCACTGGAATCATAGTTCCAATAACCAGCAACCTTTTTGATCTTCAGTTTGAAGTTGGCACCTTGCCAGAAGTCAAAGGGGTTGATGGGAGTTTCATCCTCAAATTCAGGTTGCATGGCTTCCATGATCTTATCAAAGATCTTCTTACCAAACTTGAAGAGGAAAACCTTACCCTCATTCTGAGGATTAGCAGGATCCTTCACGACATAGATGTTGCTGTAGTAAGAAAGCTTTCGCTTCTGCTTACGGGCAATCTCTTTGTCGGAATCCAGACCAGAGTTCCAGAGTTCACGATTGTAATCTGCCAGTGGGTCCTTTTGACCCAGAGTGGTCAGAGAGTTTTCAATATACCAGCCACCAGGACCTTGGAAGGCATGACTCCACACCTTTGCCCAAGGAAGATCCTCACCATTTGGAGCGGGGAGGAAACGAATTACTGCATATCCATTACCAGTTTTATCCATTTCTGGTTTCCAGAGACGTTCGTCTGCACCTGACGAACCACTGGGGTTGTTAGTCTTCTCGACCTCCTTGACCAGTTTTGCGGTCAGAGAACCGAGAGATGATTGTTTTTTGAGATTAGAAAACGACATGTGTGTACCTATTAGTTAAGATTTGGCCTTTGTGTATTTCATTATGTCACAAAGGTTAGGACCTCTCAATGGATCCTTTCATTTCGTCCAGAACTTTAGTCATATTGTTGAAGACATAAGCAATGTCTACATCAGGAGGGAACCCAAGGTCTTGTGCAGACCTCATAATGTTCTCCTTCATACTCTTAGCTTCTGGATCATCAGACAAACTCATTCTCGTATAGAGAACTTGTTGTTTCTTGAGGAGATCACTCAGCAACTCAACGTGCTTCATCTTCTCCTCTTTATCCATGGAAGGGAATTTGAATACCATTCCATAGATTTCCTCTTGAAGTCTTGCAATGTCTTCCATCTCTTGTTGAACGATGTCAGACTCAAAAAATGTCATTTTGTTAATACGACCTCCTTAAGGATCTTTTTATAATGAAATACATCGATATTTAGAAAGGGAGAATACTTCTCCATTCGCATCGAGAGGAATTCCCACACGGGATCTTGGAGTTTCTTATCGAAGTTCTTCTTGAACCCCAAGATCTTTTCCAACAGAACCAATGTCTCAAGTGAAACATTATCCTGAAGGTGTTCCTTTATTATATCAGGATGTTTTGTTCCTTCAATAGAAAATATGGAATCAAAATTCTTTCCATCGAAGAGTGTTTCCGTTTCAGATTTGAAGTGATAAGAAAGAGATTGTATCTTCTTCTTCCAATCTGTGAAGTTTGTTTCTCCTGTCTTGATCATCTCTCCAATCCAGAGAGTTTGTGGATCAACACAGGATACGAAGTTAGCTACAAAGAAATCAACAACTTCCTTATCATCTTTTTGGCGGCTCAGTTTCTCAAACCAAAACCTATCCTTTCTCTTGTAGAAAGAATTGATTGTGGCTCGTGACTTACCACAGTATTTGTGATAGTCATACTTTGCCTTCGTAAAGTGATTCTTGAGTCCTAGATATGCTTTGTAGGTTTCAAAAGGTGTCACTTTAGGAATCATAAAGGAAGTTTAGCATGAGATGTACGACGAAGCAGATTCAACTCCATGGCTTCTGCTTTCAGTTTCTCCTTCAAAGGTTTGGAGATCAATTTGGGAATGGATTCCACTTCGATATTGTTCTTCTCACAGAAATGTACAATGGCATCAATATAACTCATTCCACCTTCAGAGTGAGCAATCTTTTCAATCTCTTCTGTGAACCTCTTAGAACAATAGAATTTGTTCTCTAGGAGTTCCTCTAGGTTTTGCTCTTCTGATTCAGGCATATTCTTGTAACTTGGATTCAAGATACTCTCTATGATATTTTTGGAGAAGCTTGATGTACTTTCCTTTGTCTCGCTCTTCATAAACCACGCACTCTCCGTCCTCACAGGACATGATAATAACAAACTTCTTAACCATTATACCAGTTAATTCAAATAACATACAGGCATAAGCTGCACATTGAATGAAATAATCATCAATCCACTCACGAGGCTTGGGTTTCTTTGAAGTCTTGAAGTCAATGATGGCGAGTTCACCATCAAACTCAGCAATACAATCTACAGTTCCAGCCAATCCCAACTCCAAACCATAAAGAGGAGCTTCAATGGCATGAATCTTATCAATACGATTCAGAGTTGGCTTTGCTTGTTTGAACAGGAATTGAGATAGAGGTTGAACCTCAGGAAGTTCTTGATTGAGAAGATAGTTCTCAGTCAAGGTGTGCATATCAGTTCCACGACTGGTTGCAGCCTTGGTAATCTTATTTGCTTCATCTTCACCAACACGCTCTCTCCAACCTTTGAAGAAATCTCTCTTAATCCAGGAGATAACAGAGGTAATTGATGGTAACTTCTCCCCACTGGGGGTGTCATAATAACGAGTTCCATCAATCAACACCCTACTGAGTGTGGGGATCTCAATGTTTACATGTTCAAAGGTCATAAACCGAGTTGTAATTTAGCCATGATGTATTCCTTCACCAAACCACTTCTGCAGATGTCCTCTGCTTGGAACTCAACAACATCAAAGGAAGGCATTGCTTGGATAATTCTCATGAAGTCCATGATGCCTGTCTTTTCTGTCTGCTTTACCAAGTCTGTTTGAGTTGCGTCACCACAGAACATGATCTTGGAATCAATACCAATTCTGGTAATGATGGAATCCAATTCGTGGAAGTTCAAGTTTTGGAACTCATCAACAATGATGATAGCATTGTCGAAGGTGGTTCCACGAATGAATGAGGTACTCCAGAAACTAATCGTTCCTTGTGCCTTCAGGTTATTATACAACATTTCGAATGCCGCGTCATCTGGCATTTCGAACATGTACTTCACCATATTCTTGTAGGGAATCTGATAGAGTGAAGATTTGTCTTCATGATCACCAGGAAGAAAACCAATTTCACGGGTAGCGACAAGAGACCTAACGATATAAATTTTTTCGTAAGGGGACTTGGGATCCAGAACTTCTTTGATTGCATTGTAGAGTGTGATAAATGTCTTACCCGTTCCAGCACAACCATAAGCAACCAGGTTTTTATCTAACTTATAACTCTCAAAATACTTCTCCTGGTTTTCAGTAAGCGGTTCAATCTTCTTCATGTAGTCAAGATTGATTGGCTTCTTTCTCTTCATTGTTTTATTACTCATACCGAAAGGGACAGGGTTGGTTGTGATACCTGCTTTTGCTTTTCTTGGCATTGATTAGTCGTAGTGTTTGAGTGTACTTCCTGGTTGTTTCTTTGCCTTACTGATTACATCTTTCCATCCTGGGTGTTTGGTGTACATCTTACTGAAAGGATCGCCCATCTCGACACCAAGACAAGGTGCATTGTCTGGAGTGTAATAACGCTCCCAATTAGGATTATCAACTAACCATTGATCCCAGTCGTGAATACTCATCACAACTTCTTTGGTTTCACCAGTTTCTTTGTTTTTTACTGGGTACGTCGCCATAATAATTCCTCCAGGTTTTCTATTTAGTTTCTCCCCAAGCAGCCTCAGCAATCACTGGGAACTGTTCGGTAAAGATACGCTTACACTCAAGGGCAATGTCCATGTGTTCCCTCTGAGTTCCATTGGCAGATCTCAGGTCAATATAGTGCAACCAGGAACGGAGAGAGCCAGACATATAAAGACGAGTGGGACAAGCAAGAGGTAAAACAAACCTAGCACACTCTTTAGCAATTCCATCATCCAACATCTCCTGATAAAGTTTCATCGACTGGTCGAAATGATCCTTCATCTTGAGACGATAATGATGAATCAATTCGGGATCCACATCATCAATAGAGTTTTGACGATTCTTGGTGTCTTGGCGTCGCAGTTCTGGAATGGGGATCGTCTCTGAGAGTAGGGAAGAATCAGCATAGCGTTGAGAAAACTCTTGATAGGTGAAGGATCTATGACGAAGAATCTGAGCTGCCAGACCCCTGGTGGTTTCAATCTCCAAAGTCATGAATGCCTGCTCAAAGATGCTCCAATGCTTGTGTTTGATGCAGTAACGAAGAAGTCCAGCAAAGTTTTCATTGTTTTGGTTTGCTGGATTGGACACCCTTGCACAGTAAGCACAATGCTCTTCTGCGTTAGGAGTATATGAGATCAGTTTTACATTCATTTGGCTTTCTTACGAATTTGTTTAAGTGATTTCAATTCAATCTTGATGTTTTGGTATGCTGTCTCTGCATCTATCTTACCACCTAACTCCATTGCACAAATCATTTCCACCCGAGTGCCAAAATGCTTAAGTGCCTCCTCGAAGGAGTTAAGTTGATCATACATTCCTGTATCTTCCGTAGTCTGTGTAGTAGGCTTTATAAAATGCCACCACACCAGCACTGATCTCATTCCCCTGAGATACCCAATCATGGGCACACTCATAAATGGATTCACTGCTGTGTTTTGGTGACCCATCTTCATTTAGGTCACTTCCAAACTGTCTCAGGAGAATGCCGAGAACCTCCTCTCTGAGTTTCATTCTGTGATCTGAGTATCTCCAATCAGTCAGGGTAGCCATCATCATCATCCCATACTTCGTCGTAATCTGAAATCTTTGGTCCTTGATAGTTGGTATATGATTCCACATCAGAGTAAACTTCAGACTCCAATGCATCTACCAGGAGTTTGAGGTTCCTCACAATGATTTTAAGTTTGTCTTTTTCCATAAAAAAAGGGAGGATATCTCCTCCCATTATAACACCTATACTTACTTGTTGTAAGTATGTCCGCGATAGCAGAAAGTGCCGTGAGTCTCAGATGGTTCGTGACCACAGAGTTCATAATCGACACCGCGATAAGAGGTGGCGTGAATCTGTGCGTCATGCAATGCAGATTGTTTTTCGATCTGCTTACGAATCAGATTGAGTGTGTTCATGATTTTGCTCCTGAAGAATGAGATTTTTAGGCCCCGTTCCTTCAGTCGTTTGCGGATTATGGTCTTCCTTACAGGAAGGATCTGTTCCTTCCCATGTTCTTGTCACAAAGTCCAGCTTTTGACTGGCATCAAGCAACTCTGAACGTAGGATCCTTTCTCGCATCCATGCTGACTGCTCACAATTGAGGTAGTGAGCAGGATCAACAGGTTCTCTCTGAGTAATTAAATTCAAAAAGACGAGAAATTCAACCATAATCTGAACGATCCGTTCCGCGACTTACTTGCGACTCCCTAAGGAGTTGAACGATAGGTGTATTATAACACCAGTAATATTATTTAGTCAAATTAGTTACAAATTTGCATCCTTTGCCTCTTCAACCATCTTGGAAATGACGTTCTCTGTGCCATCCATGGTCTTGACTGCGAAGAGACTGGACTTCTGATACTTCTTGAGTTTCTTATACTTCTTAACAAGTGCTTGAACCTGGTCACTATTCATGTCCAGACCTTCAAACTCTACATTGTAATCACCAAATCCACTCATGCTTTCTTCTTTCCTTTAGACTTAGCAGGGTTCTCCCAGATCTTGGGGTTGACTCTTCCTTCTGATTGTTCGAAGGTTTTCAACCCCTCTCTGTACTGATCCCAATAATAATCAAACAGTTCGACTTTCTTGCCACACATGGTAATGTCATAACAAGTCTTTCCATCCTTCTCATACGTCACCAGATAAGCGGTGTAAGGAAGACTTCTGTCTTTTGCTAAGGATGGGTCACAGTTTTCATGTAGGACAATAATCGACATTAACTACGGCCGCCCCACTGGATGTCAGGGAATGCTTCCTGAACAACGGTAAAAGGAATCTTATAACGAGTTTCCAGACGATGGTCCTTCACCAGACACAGGATGTCTGCTTCATAAGGATGGAGACCTTCGAGCATCTGAATGAACATGCTCTCACGACGAAGACCCGACAGAGAATCATTGCCACCTTTCACAAAGTGATAAAGGTTTCTGTATTCCTTACGAAGAGAAGTGTGATCAGTTCCAACAGGAACTTCATTACGCTCATAAGGAACTTCACCCTCAGGAAGCATGGAGATCACAGTGTCATCATAGTTCCAGATGAGGATTGCCTTCAGAGAGTCACTGGCATATTGTTGAAGTGCTTCCACCTTCTTCGCATTGGTGCGTTGCTTACTTACAACGTCCAGAACCTCATGAATGAAAGGGTTGGGTGGAAGTTTCGTAGGGGCAGCAGGTGCCTTGGCAGCAGTTTTCTTGGCAGGTGCTCTCTTCTTGGGTGCCACGTCAAGATCTTTTGTCGTCGATGCCATAAATTTAAAATCTCTAAATTCAGTTTAGTGTATTTGGTGTGTTTTGTTTATTCGTCTTCAGTAGTGTAGAAATCCTCTGGGTTTTCAAATCTGATAGACATTACTTCTTCAGGGATGAACTGTCCGTTCTCATCAAACATCTCTGGGTGCATGGGAACATACTCTGTTTGTTTTCTAAACACATAGTCCCGTGCTAACCAACCGATCATACCCCCCAACAGGAAGAACATGATTGACATTACAACAGACAATGTGAGTGTAATTGCCAGTGCTTCCATAACTTTCTCCTAAGATCGTTTCCTTTTGAAATCCAGTTGGAAGTCAATAAGAAAATGGATCTCCCTCTTGAAGAGAGATAACATCTTCCCAAACTTCAACTGAAAAGTTTTGGGTTCCTCTCTTCTCCTGTTTTTATTTCTCATTAAGAGTTCGACACCCCGATTAATTTTCGGTTCGTCGGTTTCCTTATTTAGAAGACTTCCTTCGTCTTCCAGGTCTTTTGTCATGGCTATACCTCCAAGCATCCTCTAAAATGCCATACAAATAATTCTTAATTTTCCTTGCCTGGGGTTTAGGAATGTGACCATAGGATTCACGAAGCAATCTGTGATTGTAATCACTACCTCCTTCAAGGTATTCATCAAGTTCAGTCACAAGATCGCTGATCTCATGAGCAGTGGGGCTCTCAATAAATGCCTCGGTATCTCTCCTTGTTGCTTTGGAACTTTTCAAGTAGGCATACATATCCAAAACAAATTTGCCATCGAAAGCAAAATCAATGGCTTCTTCAACAGTTCCGTACATGTTGTAGAGATCGACTTGTTCCATTATACCAGATTGTTTTCTTTCAGATATTTAATCGTTTCAGTACATCCACCTAGAGGTTTTTGATCAACCACCACCTGAGGGAAGGTGGAAGAAGAACCAAACTCTTTCTTGAATTGTTCTCTAGTGAAGTCAGTGTCTAATTTATAAATCACATGCTGCAGTTCTGCCAACTGGAGAACTTGTTGAACCTTGGTGCAGTAAGGGCAATTGTCCTTTGAATAAACTGTGAAGGTCATCTGTTTTCTTGTTTAAGTTTGTGAAAGTGTTCCTGTGAGCAGAGACAAATCCTATAACCAGGAAAGTACTCTTTTTGAATGGCAGGAATGCCCATTGCCAGGGTACTGCTGCCTTTCATCCACACCTCTTTCTTGTCCTCAAGAATAACGTGGTCCACAGGGAACTTCTTTTTCATATTTAGAGTTTGCCTCCAACTGTTCCTGCGAACTTCTTCTCAGGTTCGGGCCATCCTTCTTGGAGACCCTTGAGATAAAAGTGTGTCATTCTAATTACAGACCCCTCAGTGAGTCCAGAGACGAGTCCCTTACCCTCCTTATCATAGGAGTGCCAGAGAAAACGTCCC